TTGCCATTAACCTAATAAACCTCCAGGTCTTTTTTCTTTAATAAGTTCTGATTGAACTACTGCTCCTATTAATCTACCTAATTGTTCAGCATTAGGCTCGTCACCTTCAGCAGAAGTACCAGAGGCATCAACATTAACAGAAACATTAACAGAGCCACCAAGAGCATTATTAGGTGTAATCATTCCTGATACTCCTGGACTAAATAACTCAGGACCACGTTCTCCTACTATATAAGAACTTCCACCTCTAACTCGACCACCATCTGCTTTAAACATACCTAATAATCCACCTGTAACAGATCCACCGCCCACATTTCCAAATATTGCCATATTCAGTGCTGCATCAGCTAATTTATCAACGACATTTCGTAACACATCATTTAAAGACTCAGTTCCTTTTATTAGACCTTTAATTCCGTTGCCTATATCTATTGTTATTGTATCTCTTAATTTTTCAAAGGCATCTAAAGTTTGAGTCGCTGCTTCAGTAAGATCGTGTGTTTTCTGTAATTTTTGGTCTAAACCTTTTACTCCATCATCTATAGCTTTCTTCTGAGCTATTAAAGTATCTAATCTGGTTTGTTCATCAACACTTAACACGTCTCCTTGCTCTTTCTTTTTCTGTAATTGATTTATCTCAAAGTCCAATGCTTCTTTACTAACACTTGCCTGTTTTTCTATTTCAGCTACAGTTTTAGCTACTTCGGGGTTTAAACCGTTTCTCCTCAATTCCAGTACTCTTGCATTAAGTTCCTCCTCTTTTTTATTAGCCCTGATTAAAGAATTAAAGTTTTCAGTTAGTAGTGCTGCTTCTGCTTCTGTGTCTGTTATTACTTTAAATCTCTGCTTATCAATATTTAACAGTGCTTGTGCTTCTTTCTGTTCTTTAGTTGCTACTTCGATTCCTCCAAGTAACTCTCCTTTCAACACTTTTTTAGGCATAGCATTTATTTCAGCCTGTCTTGCTTCCAGCGCTAATGCTCTTGGATCTTTTCTAGCGATTCCCAACTCCACGGCACGATCAGCAGCAGCTTCCTGCAAACCTTTTTGAATACCTAGAGTTTTATTTACAAAGTTAAGAAGTCCTGCTGTAAATGCTCCTATTCGGGTTATGGCAATAGCAAACTGATTGTTCATTAATCTAGTTGTCTCACCAAATTCACTTAAAGCATCAACACCTCTTTCACCTATCTGCACATTCATTACTTGCATAGCTGCATTGAAAGCTGCCGTCTTACCTTGTGTTTTTTCAAGCATCTGTATGCGAGCTTCTTCTGCTGAACCCTGCAATCCTAAAGCTGTTGTAACTGCATCAGTATTTTTTGCAAATGGACCTAATGCCTTCCCTAATTCACTGATTCCGCTAATAGCGCTCTGAATTTGCTGGACTATTGCAGTTGCAGCGATACCTCCTGCAAATCCACCCATTGTTCCAAACATTCCACCGATACCACCACCTAGACCACCAGCTAACGCACCCACTGGACCTTGCCCAAATAACAGAGGAAACGCACCACTTATCAATGCACTCTGAGTATCAAATCCTTTAGTTGCTCCTAACCTACTCATACCTTTAAAAAACGGATTATTCATAAATGTTCTTCCGCCTTGTGCATTACGAGACTGCCTATCAGATAACCTACTGAAGTCACCTTGAGGAGATATGGCTGCGTTTAACCTTTGACTTAATCTTTGTGCTTCCTTATCTACTTGTTTTGTTTCTAAATTAAGATTTTTTGCGATCGCTTTACCTTCATCAACTTTAATTTTGACTATATCCTTACCTAAACTCAGTGATTTCTTTCTGTTCAATATTGCTTGCTTTTGGTTTAATTTAGTCTCATCATCCATCTTCTTCAAAGCCTGTTGCACAGGAGATGCAGAAGATAATGGATCGTTAAGAACAGTAGCTATGTTCGAGGGAGATCCTATCTGACTAGGCTTACCAAACCTGGGGGATGTTATACCTGTGGATAATGCTTTTTGTTTCTCTTGCTGCTCAGTTATTTTTGTTTCATTTATCAGTTGATTTTTAGCGAGTATCACACCTTTTTCACGTTTTTGTATCATCACTTTTGCCATATCTACTTCTCCTCTTCGAGCCACCGCTATTGCAGTGTCTAATTTCTCTAATTGTCCCTTTATATTTACTCCGTCTTTTTCCAGTTTTAGTAGCTGTCCCTTAGTTCGTAATGCTCTATTTTCTGTGGTTAATATTGCTATTTCTTTTTTAAGAAGTGCATCTGTATTACTTAACGCTTTCTTTGCTTTAGTGTTTTGAGCTTTTCCTAAGTCTTTTATTTTACCGCCAACAGTATTTAAATCTTTAGTAATTTGGTCGGTATTCAGTTTTATATTTACTTCGTATTCGGCTGCCACTAATTTTTTCCAAAAGTACAGATATTAAAAGTTTAGCGTACTTTGCGGATTTGAGCTTGTCTCCTTGCTTTTTCGTAGGCTTCTTCTTCACGTTCAGCTTTTAAGGTAAAGTAAGCGTTCCAAGCATACAGTTCTTTGACTGACATCTTTTCCCGTAGTTCTTTGTAGGTTAGTTTTAATTGTTCTGCTACAAAAAACTGTAAATAAACAAAATTATCCTGCTTCAGTTGTGCTTTTTACGGCATCGGGGCTTTCCTCCTCACCCACTCCCTGCATCTTGGTCATAATATCTATCAAAATAGACATTGGTATTTCTCTTCTTAATGTGGGTAAATCTGCTGCTGTAAACATTTTTGCACCTGATTCATCTTCGGCCTTTGTCACTAAAACTTGCAGAGAAAAGTCAAGATTACCTTCTTCTTTACCTTTGTTCATAGCTACTAATGTACTGTTTATAGTATCTCTGTCGGCTATAGTAAGTGGCGACCAGAATATCTTTAAAACAGGTTCTCCGTCCTTAGTAATAAAGTAACTACTGCGTTCTTGAACACTAAAGGCTTTCTTTAGTTTGTCGATTGCTCTTTCTGGAGACATAAAAATCTGTATCTATTCTTGTAGTATATATCAAAGTCAACCGTATGACTTTCTTACACTAAATCCTACCTGTGAGAAACCTTCATCAAGATCACCTTCTAATGCTGTTTTTAAATAAACATCGTACCAATCAGGCTGGTTGGGTATGGGAGTTGTTTTTGAATCCGGGAATAAATCTTCGTATTTCATTCCATCTGCTAAGCTTCTTTTTTGATTTATGACAAAAGCTGCATAATCTGTTTGGTTGCCTACATAAAGAGCTTCAGATAATGTAGTCATTATTATTTCTCCTTTCTTCGGAATTTTTGGGCCTGAAAACTCCCCTCTGGGTATAGTCGCAGCAACACGACTTCCTTTTTGTACTTTCCAGGATCTATTAAAAGTACCTGTCCAGAAAGGACTCCTATGCTGTAAGGAAAATTGAATTTCTGACGCAGAAGAACTTTTACCTAATAGAATTGCATCTTCAAGATCAGCTACCAGATGCTTTATATCTCTAACCATTGGCACTAAAAGTACAGTTGATTACACTCATAAAATGACTTTGCTGCTCTGCTGTCACAGAAGTCGGTCCATTAATCTCTCCGACTCTGGGACTCACAGAAAAAGTATCAGTATAATTAGTTGCGTTTACAGATGTCAGTCCGTCTATTAAAGATTCAGCTACAGCAGACGCTACAGCAGTTCCCTTGTTCATAGGAGTCATAACGGCACATCTTATTGTGCCTGCGTAATAGGTTTTAGCTGCACCCTGCGGTTGTGTAGTGGACTGTGTAAAGTCTAAGTTTACCATTACATATTTTTTGTTTTTACCTGGGGTGGTAAATGGTGCATTGTCAAAAACTACTGTAACTGTGTTATCAGCAGCGGTTACTGCGTTTTTGATTGCGGTTTCAAATGCTGCTCTTGCGTTTACTAAAGTCATTAGAAGATAACGTCAACTCTGAATAGATACTCTTGACCACCACGCAAAGTCCTGACATCAGTTATCTTTGCAACTCTGGTCGATCCAGAAAATGTGAGAGTGATCTCATCTGATAATAAAGGTTGGCTGTCTCCTATGAGATCGGGTGTTATGTAAATTCGGGCTGTGTTTTCCTGAAATCCCGATTCTTCAGTGGACTGCACAAATTCCACAGGAACTTTTATTGTGTAGCTGGTATCGCTTGTGGTTACTGCACCTGTAGATGTGTTGTAACTTGCAGATAGTTTCCTGGTGTAGATAATGGTTGTGTCTAATGAGTCTCCAAGCTGAGACACTACCTGTTTAGCAATTTGTTTTAGTGCTGTGTCCAGTTGTCCTGCCATTATCCTCTAACCGCCCTTAGTTGGAAAGTTCCTGCTCCGCCAAGCATATACGCTCCAAGATAACTTTGAAGCCACGGATAAACATCAAGAATATTATTTATTGATCCTGTTCCCTGACTGTCAGTATTGTACTTAACTTCTATATCACCTAGTTTTACTTCGCTGAAATTTCCGTCTTTACCAGTTGTACCAGTTATTGCTCCAGTATCATTTGCCAATGCTCTTGCAAGTTCAAATTGTGCATACTTTATATTCTGGGGAATGGTGGAACAGGATAGTTCCACTCCATCTACCTGATAATTATTTCTTGGAAATTTTAGGGCCTGTCCGTCATCGCATCTGTTTCCGTAGAATACAAAGCTGTCGATCCATCGGGTTGCTGATATTAATGATCTGTTTTTCTGGTCGTCTGTCTTGTCTGTCCAAGTAGAGGAGTCGGGTACAGTTTCAAAGTAACTGTTAGCTTCGGTCAAAGTGACATAGCTATTAGAGCTTTCTCCTTTTATTGTTGCGTCTATGGTGGCAGCCACGATCCAAAAAGTAATTTAGTTTTATTGTAGCGTAAAGAAAAAACCCCACCAATAATTGATGAGGTTTCGTTA